CAGCCGCCTTTCTTTATGGACCATTACTTCCCCAAGTGCCGTACCAGGTTGTGGCTCCAACAGAGAAGCGCATATAAGACATGACCTTTACGGATCGTGTGTCAAAGTCATCCGCATAGTCATCATCCAACGCTTCACGTTCAAAGAACATCAGTCGATGGCTTGCCTTGTCGCACAGCAAGTACCATGCTGTGTGGCTTGACAGGTAATGACTGATGAAAACACGAAGCCCTTGATCTACCAATGAGTTGATCTCATTGTCTGCAGTGTAAGGTTTGTTTGGAGAACCAAGGATTTCCTTTGCCAGCCAGATAAGCTCTGGCGGGATAAGGAGAATCTGAGGCTTCAAAACAACAGGAATTCCAGTACCATCAACAAGTCGCTGGAACTGGTTGATAGCAAGCTGGAGAGCCGTTACACTGAGGTCAACATCCGTGCTTGGTTCGTTGGGGAAAGTACCGGCTGCGTAGATGGTACCAGACAGGCCAATACCTGTGTTGGTAGCAGCAGGGCCTCCAAGCAATGGGTGTTGTGGATTGAACAGGCTGACGCCATCAGCAGTTTTGACGGTGGAAAAACCGTTGTTAAAAATGTTAAAAGCTGCCTGTTCTTTGGTAAACTGAGCACTTCTACGGAGAACCTTGGGAATACTTTCAATAACACTGTACTGATCGTCTTTGTAAAGCTCCCAAGAAGCTCTCATGCCCAGTGCATACGGCACGTGAGTGTACAAAACCGTGCCGCCTTGAATGGCATCTTCGTAGGTAACAGCCGTTGCTTCTTCCTTTGTTGGCATCGGCCCTACGCCAGCCATTTCCATCTCAAGCTCATAAGCCATTTCAGAGGTTTCCACATTGAAAATGTGAGAATACTCCTCATCTCTCATAAGCAGGTCTTGATGCTGAAGGAAAATATGGTGCATCCCAGGAGCGAGAAGCTGAGCATATTCCCCTCGAACCATCGTCATCTTTTATCTCCTCTCTCCTAGTTGATTAAAATCACATCTGCTGGGATAAATACAAAAAACACTCCACGAGGATCGAATTCAGAGATTCCAACAACTCGACAAACTGGAGTGGCAATATTTGTGTGGTCAACATACCAATGATTGTCGGCATCTTTGGCCATGCCATAGGCAACACCCACATCCGTGATAGCAGCGGTGATGCCGGTCTCAAACTGACCGTAGAAAACAGAGTCCTCATTGGCAGTCTCAACAACACATTTAGGATAAGCCAAAGGCTGACCTATCGGGATATTAAGAGCACCGGACTGATACGGAACTGAGCCATAATGCAATGGATCAGCAACTCCAGCCGACGCAAGATTCTGACCATTGGTACGAACGATACCAATGAGCTTGGGGATTGTGACACCATCCCAATCAACTACATACCCCCCAGTAAGCTGAACAGGCGTACCAAACAAGAACGTCTGGGTTGCCCCTTCAGCAATCTGGACAATACGAGGCTGATTACCTGAGACAGTGGAAATTGCATACATCGCTGCACTTGCCACCTGTTATACCTCCTGAATCGACTTGTTAAACAACGCTTCACGTTCTTCTTCCGTTGGCTGGATGAAAGAAACTTTTCGCTGTGCGAACATCTTGTTAGTCAGGCCTTTGGCTTCTCGCATGCCTTTCTTAGCAGCAACAGCGGGGTTGAGACGCTCATTGGAAATCTGCTCGTTGTATTTAAGAGCCCCAAGATAGTCAGCTTTGCCAATACAAAGCAGCAAAAGATCGCCGTATTGCCAGTGACCATTTGATGGCTTGAGACCAGGAACTTCACAGTCCGTGATTGTAGCAACTCGAAAGCCTGCCGCCTCAAGTTGAGAAACACGACCACCGGAAGGATTACCAGCAATCCTGTTAGCCCAGAAAAAGGAAAGATTGTTGTTCTTGGGTTTTACAGAAGTAAAGTCCTTGCTAACCAGTGGCTTTGCCACAATGCTGTTGTAATTGAATGCAACTTCCTTTGCCTGTACTTCAGCCATCAGTCCTTACCTCCGCATACCCACCAGTTTCCTGGGTCATTTTCAAACCTTTCATGGACTTTAGATATTCCGCAGGGGTCATCTTCATCTTCCTGGCAACTCTTATCTGTCCAGGTGTAAGCTGCCCTTCAGCGGATGCAGGCTCATCACCTTTTCCGCTTGTACTAGGGGAGCTTTGCTCAAAAAAGCTCTGCCCTTTGTCTTTGGTAACAGCCTTGAAAACATCTCCAAGATGACGATCCTTCACAACACCAACCACGTTCTTGAAAGCCATTGGACTTGTCCTGGCTTGGATTGGCATACTGGCGTAGAGATCGTCAATTTCCTTTTTATAGTTTTGAAGAACGTAGTTGTTGGTTTCCTTTGTAATAGTGTCAGTCTCCTCACGAAGCTCCTGTACCGCAATCTGACGTGCCATTGTTGCAGTGTTTTGGAGTGTCATGTTGGCAAGTGGGGCTACACGCTCATTGAAAGCTTGATCTTCATCCTCAAGGAAGCTGGTGCGTTGTGGGGTTTGATCCTCAGTAGATTGTCTTACAACCGGCGGTGCAGCCTGGAGTTCTGCCAGTCTTGCCTGTGTCTCCTGAAGCTGTGTCTGGATATTCTTGAAAGCGTCACTTTCTTCAGGATTTGAAGGCTGCCTTCCGGCAAGTTCCGCTTTCTGTTGCTCCAGAGTGTTAAACTCCGCTTCAATCTGCTCTGGGGTCATGTCCTTGAAGCGATCTGGAAGTTGTGCTTTTTGAAACCAGTTCATTTTTCACCGTCTCCTTTTTATTATCTATAGCTCGTCGGCACGTATCAGGAATGTCAATGAGCCAGTTAAGAATCTGAATCTTCCCTTGCAACCTACCAATATCCAGTGGGCTGGTACTATTGGACTTGGCCAGGAGGCCCAATCTGCGGTTGCGCTCCGCCTCCAGGTAATTGAGAAACACCTTGCCCTCCGCCTGGCTGAACCATCTGAGGACTGCCTCCGGCTCCTCCAGGGCTGGGCTGTTGGAGTTGTTCATGTGGTTCTGGTACCATCCTTTCCGGTTCGTTTTTGTCAAATACACGGAGAACGTCTTTCATTAGAATGTTGGATGCATGGATTGCCTGTGTTAGATAATCCTTCACTTCTGGAGGTGTTGTTGGCTGTGAAATCGCCCCCACCATTTGTGCGATTGCTTGATAGTGCATTCGCATTATGTTGGAAAGCATAAGATCGTTTTGTTTCTCAACCTCTCGATTGAGACTGGCGGAAGCACCACCAACATCAAGAGCAAGTTGTTTATTGTCAAAAGCTTTCAAAGCCGCCATTATCAGAGTTGCTTTTTCATCGCCAAAACAGGTAAACTTGCTTTTTACAGCATCTTCCCCATACTGTTTAATCAGAAGTCTGCCAAGTTTCATGTGCGCATAACGCAAGTCGGCGACGTTCAAGGAAGTTCGATTGTTGCCTTCCTGGAGAAGTGACATGGTGCCCATCGCGGTGTAAACACCACGTTTTGACATGGTACCAGCACCAAGTCCCTGCTGAGCTTGAGAAACTCCACTTCTCTGTTGAGCCAAGTCCAACGTCAAACGCTCATCATCTATGGTTATTGAGGATGGTTGTCCAAACTGAAGAGGCTCAACCTCACCTTGCTCCGCAGGTAGCATAACCCCTGGAAAGATACGATAGCCAGCGTTAAGCTTAGAATCAGGGCTAACTCGCAGCATGGAGCAATTTGCGACAATTTCAGCGTCTTTTCTGTGATTATGAGTCTCGGAAATCTCCTCCTGAAAACTTCCAAGAGCTTCTGCAAAACCAGAACCGAAGATGAGATCATCAGCAGGAAACAAACTACTATCAACAAAAACAGAAAGATCAAAAGGATCATAGACAAGCCTTAGGATTTTCTTGGTTTTTAGATGATAGGTTGCAACCAGTTTGAACTTCTTGTTGTTTATCCAATAATGAAACCAGCATTCGTAGATGTCCCATTCCGGCTGGAATGGTGCAATCTGGATTTCAGCATCGGAAAGCTTTTGCTGCTCAATTTCACTGGGAGAATTCCTATCCGGACTTCTCAAAAGCTCCATCACGGAAGCAGGATCATAGAAACGAAGGAAGGCTTTTTCTTCCAGTTGATGCTTCTTTAGATGAAGAACATGGATGTTGAAATCGGATTTATTGATGGTTTTGGCTGTCGGCGGAGCCATGAAATCTTCATAGGGGATTTTTTCTGGACGAGGCCCTTCGTAATAGGTAACAGGCGTTGTTTCAATTTGCCCGGAGCCATCTCCAGATGGAATTGGTTTAGAGAACTGGAAAACTTCCCATAAAGATTTGATGGTGGAATGCCCATACTTCACAACATCTGAGAAAAACTCCCGCTCAACCCGGTAGAGATCAAGCTCATCCGGACTGAACGAGAATTCCACAAGGGCATCTTCCAAGGCTGCACGAGCATCAATCATGGTTTTGTCGTTAGGACTCCCAATAACACGAAGAGACCATAACGGCCTTGTTCTAAAAACTGCGGACATAATGCGAGCCAGCAATGTATCAACATGAATTGCTACGACAGGGACAACCAAGTTGCTGGCGTTATGAAATGGATATTCACGAACTTCTTCCAGAGGCTTGGCATTGTAGATACGACGCCAGGCGGAGAGTTTGCTTCGAAACAAGTTGTCAAACTCCCGTTTTATCTCCGTACAACGCTCTTGAAGATAGTTTTCCATCTTCTTTTGACCGTCTCCGGAAAGGTTGACTGGAATGAGTTCAGCCATTAGTATCGCCGTCTTCCTTTTTTGTGTGCTTTTTCTGGCAATCCTTTTCGTTTTGTAGCCGCAAATTCATGTAATTGTTTGTGACTCATCTTGGCCATGCCTTTGTTCCGCCCGTATAGCTTACTTGGGCTGTGCTCTGCAATCGCCATTGCAATCTGCTGTTTTTTACTTTTTGCTGGCATTCTCACCACCTTATGACAGTACAATACCATTCTGTGACAGAACATACCAAATGCCATTAAAGGCAATAAGTTCAATAAAATCACCTAAGGCTCCACCGAAGGTAGCAATGTGGTCAGTACCATTGATTTTGCCTGCTGCGGTGGTGATGGTGTGAGCAAATGCTGTTGTGGAATAAACCAGCAATCGTTTTCCATCATCATTCGGAACACCAAGATCATTACTACCAATACCTGGATAAACACCAGCCACAGGTGTACCAAGAGTCATGGCATCAACACCAGCATATGTGACAAAAACAACACCATCAAAAATAGGTAGAGCATCTGTAGCACCAGGAGCAACTACAGGATTGTATGGCTTGCCATAAGGAAATCTTGTTGGAAACCCAATATTAGGGGTTTTTAAAGAACCCATTTGTTACCTCCTTCAATTTATCATCCCTACGGAGTATGGTCTGTTTACTCGATTTGCCTGCGCTGTATTGGCAGCAAGCCAGGCTTTATTATCCTCAAAACTCAAAATTCGTT